TCCGATTTTGATTTGAATTGGGCACCTGAAATCCCACCCCATTCATCGACAATCCAAGGCAACCCAGTAAACAATTTATTCAATTTGTATTGGCGCGATTATATGAACGACTTGTATTCGCCATATGGTCGAATTATGGAGGCGTTTTTTGCGCTTGACCTCAATGATATATTGACATTTTCATTTGCCGACAAGATATGGATTCAAGATTCTTATTGGAGGATTCTTGAAATTAGTGACTACAAAGTCGGATTGTCCGAAAGCACAAAAGTCAAACTGATTAAGTTCGTTGATTATGTGAACGATTGCTCATCGACACCAGTCACCGTCTCGACCAATGGTGAGGTCAACTTTGAAAATGCCGATGGTGACCCTGTTGAGCCGACTGAAGATTGTTGTTCGCGATATGGGTACTATTGGGACGAACTCAATGGCGTTTGTTGGGCGTTCAATAATGGAGGTCAATTCCGAAATTCATTGATTCAAAATAGTAATCCAATAACCTCAACCGAAATAACATTGCCTAGTTCGGTTGTTAATGGCACCAAGATACAAATCAACCCGAACAATGGCAACACTCTTGCGGTGGGTCAAGATTTGACGTTGACAAAATACGCCAATGGTAGCAACCTACTCGGCAAGAATGTGTATATCAACTTGGCAGGGTTGCACGTCGGCGGTGGGTATCGTGCGGGTAACCCATCGGCCACCGAGTATGGTTGGGCGCAATTCGGTCAATTCGCCTTGCATCGATATCCGACCGTAACGGCATCGGGTCAAAGTTGGGAGTTGTTCGTTGAGGGTGTTTCAAATCAACGCATTGAATTGCCTGACGAAACCCTTTGGAGTTGCTTATTCAACCTGACGATTAAAGATGTAGCGGGAACAAGTGAGACATCGCTCCATCACTTTACTCTTGAGAAGATTGGAGGCATTGCTTACGCCAGTGCAATCACCACACTCAACACAATCGGTTCAATCGGGGCATACACTTTCGCGTTGTCAATTGATACAACGACCAACACCGACGAGCATCGCATTATGATTACAACGACGGGAGGGACTTATCCTGAGGCGTTCTTTTTTATCGGTTCAATTCAATATCAACAAAGCAAAACGGCATAATGCAAAACTATATCACCCCATCACTAGCATTCCTCAAGGTTGGATTGCGCACCAAACAAAAGAGTCGTCGCCTTGTTGGTTGGCGAAAAGTGATGTATAAATCCGTTCGTTATTCGACAGGTATTGCGATGCTATACCTATTTGTCAAATTGTTCATTTATCTAGCGTTCTAATGGCCGACAATAAGCAATACACAATACAACTCACCATTGACAGTACTGGTGCGGTCACGTCAATCAATAAGGTTAATGATGGTCTTGAAAAAACCGAAAAGACCGCAGGTGACATAAAAAAGTCAGCCGATAAAAGTGCGACAGGATTCAAGGCGATGGGCACCGCGATAAAAGCATCGGGCATCGGGTTGCTTGTGGCCGCTTTTGCATTCCTCAAAGATGTCATCTCGTCAAATCAAAAAGTACTAGATACCATCACGGCAACACTTGGCACGTTTGCCGATATGATACGCGACGCATTCGGTTATATCATAGACAATGGCGGGGCGGTAGTGGAATGGTTCAAGGCGATATTTGAAGACCCAGTACAATCACTCAAAGATTTTGGCGACGCGATAGTTGAGAACCTCATTGAACGATTCAATTCATTCATTGACACTCTTGGATTTATCGCCGAGGGTGTGAAAAATATATTTTCGGGTGATTTTGCGGGCGCACTTGAGTCGTTCAAAAATGCAGGCAAGGAATCAATCGATGTGTTGACTGGCGTTGATGACACTGTCGACAAGGTAAGCGATGCGGTAAGCGAGGGAATCGATGCTTTTGTTGAGTATACGACCAAGACATATGAGGCAAATGTCGCCCTCGTGCAACTACAAAACAACGCGAAATTAGCGGCTGCTCAACAGGCACGTCTAGCCGAGCAATTCGACCGACAGGCGGAGTTGTTACGTCAGCAAAGAGATGATGAGACTCGTGCAATTAGTGACCGAATAAAGTCGAACGATGATTTGCTTGAGGTACTCAAAAAACAAGAGGTTGCCGAACTAGCGTCAGCACAGGCACAAGTGGCCTCGGCACAAGCGACCTATCAACACTCGCAAACAATCGAGAATCAGGTTGCATTGACTCAGGCACTTGCAAACGCTGACGGTGTTCGTGCAAAAATAGCGGGGTTGATGAGCGAGCAACAAATGAATGCAATGGCATTGACTCGCGAGTACAATGAATTGCTCAAAGCACAAGCGACTAGTGTTGCCGAACTCAATATATCAAACGCCAAGTTTACCGCCGATGCGATTAAAAACGACATCGAACGATTGAACGCTCAACGCGAGGTATTGGAGCAAGAGAAGGTGATTCAACTTGAGCGATTACAATCCGAAATCGACAAGTACAACCAAGGAACGCAAGCACGACTCGACGCCGAAATAGCGTACAACACCAAGAAACAAGAACTCGACCAAGCACTTGCATCAAACGCAACCGCCTTGAGCGACGCCGAACTTTCTCGCACTAATGAGTTGAATGTATTGCGTGCTCAAAACGACCTCATTGGATTCGATGAGCGAAGAGCATTGCTTGAACTTGAGTACGCCGAAAAGGAACGACTCGCATTCGGTGACGCTGAAAAAATCACCGAACTTGAACGTGAGAAGCAAGAGAAGATTCGTCAACTTAATCTTGAGACTTTTCAAGCGAATCTCGACCTCGCTCAACAAGGGGTCAGTGCTTTGCAGGGTCTTGCCGATATCGCGTTCGCGAATAAGATGTCAAAGGTTAAAAAAGGCAGTAAGGAGGAGGAGGCACTCGCACGCAAACAGTTTGAATTTAATAAAAAGTTGCAACTCGGTGGGGCGATTATTGATGCGGGCAAAGCGATAACGGCTTCACTCGCTCAATCGCCTGTTGCAATCGGCCCGATACCGAACCCCGCGGGTATCGCATCACTCGCTTTTGCAGCCATTACTAGCGCAACTAACATCGCAAAAATTGCATCTAGCAAATTTGAATCGTCAACACCTCCGACATCAACAACCCCATCAATTAGCGGTGGCGGTGATGGGGGGTCGGCAGGCACTGGCGCACCGTCATTCAATGCTTTGAACTTTGACTTTTTAAATAATCGGCCAAGTCAACCAATCGAGGCATATGTCATCGCGGGTGACGTGGCAAGTGGAATTGAGGCACGCGATAAGGTGGCCGACCTAGCAAGACTTGGATAAAAAACAAATGATATGATTGAAAAAAAACGAGTAGTTAAATGCGTCATCGACGCTGACGGCAAACTTGGAATCACAGCGATTTCGCTTGTCGAATTCCCCGCGATTGAAGAGACGTGGGTTCATCTATCCGAACACAAATTGCAAGCGGTTAATGAGGAACGACGGATGTTGTATGGTGCCTCATTGATTCCTGACAAGCATATCTTGAGAATAGATGGTGAGGGCAATGAATACTATATCACTTTTGACAAAGAGACAATTCAAAAGTGTGCTCATATGTACCTCAAGAAAAACTTGCAACATAGTGCGACACTTGAGCATCAATTCGCGGTAACTGGTTGCACGCTTGTCGAGTCATGGATAGTTGAATCATCGGTCGACAAATCAACCGCACTCGGATTCGATTTGCCTGTCGGCACATGGATGGTCGGAATGAAAGTCGATGACGATGGTATATGGGAAGACGTCAAGAGCGGAGCGGTTAAGGGATTTTCAATCGAGGGGATTTTTAATGAAGTGTCCGTTAATATGTCGACATCGTCATTGCTTGGTGATATTGAGAGATTATTGATTGAATTGAAGAGCGGTCAAGAGGCATAGTGCCTCTTTTCCGTTTTTAAGCAAGATATGTCACATATATGCAACGTGATGGGGAAAAGCATCTCGCATCCGTTCATATCAAAAATTTACACGATGAACGTACGCGATTCAATTAAGGCGATTTTCGCCAAGCACAACATCGACCCATCGGCTCACGGTATTCAATTAAGTGAGCAAGTTGCCCTTGAGGTTCAAGGTCAACTAATGGACGGAACGGCAATTTTTACCAGTGCGGAGTCATTCGGCGTTGGTGCTGATTGCTATACTAAAGACGAAAGTGGCGCAATGGTGCCTTGTGTAGCGGGTGAGTATCAACTTGCCGACGGCACAATCATCGTCGTTGGCGAAGATTCAAAGATTGCCGAAATCGGTATGCCTGAAATGGAACAAGAGATGTCATCGGCTGACTTGCTTTCGGCCATTGAATCATTGTCAAATCGTGTGAGTGCTCTTGAGAACGAAAAAACAACACTCGAAACTCAACTCTCAATCGAGAAGAGCAAGAACGAAAAGGCATCAACTGATGTCAATACACTCAAAGCGGAACTCAGCGCATTGCGTAAGGCACCCGCAATTGAGTCAGTAAAGTCCAAGATTGAACTCAAGAGCGCAAAGAAAGCAATTGAGTCAGCACCATCGAAATCATATGCGCAAATGACACTCAAAGAGCGCATTGCATTCAACCTAGCAAACCAATAAAGTAGCACATATAAAATGGCAACAACCCTAAACAATCCAACAACTTACGCTGGTAAGTACGCAGGCGAGTACATTCGCGCTACTTTCTTGGCGAACGACACCGTGAACAACGTCACGTTCAAGGAAAACATCGACTACAAAGCGGTCGTGAAGCGCATCACCGATGATGTGTCATTTGCGAATGCAACTTGTGATTTTACGCCAACAGGCACAATCAACATCACCGAGCGTATTCTCGAATTGAAAAAATTGCAAGTACAACGCAACTTGTGTTTGAACGATTTCCTCGATGATTGGGGTGCTCGTGATGCGCAAAATGGTCAACTTGAACCCGCAGTGACTGAGAATGTCATCGCGACAATGCTTGAGGGCATGGCACAAAAGAACGAGCAATTGATTTGGACTGGTTCGGCTGTTAACGCAGGCGAGTACGATGGTCTTTTGCAATTGATTGGTGCTGACGGCGATGGTGACATCAACTTTGTTGCATCACCAGTGGCAATCAATAGTGGGAATGTCGTTGCTAAAATGCAATTGTTGATTGCTGAATTGCCTCAGGCGGTTAAGCAAGCAAATGAGAAGCCGACAATCTATGTATCGGCTGACGTTTGGGAAGCGTACATGTACGCTAACGCATCAGCAGGCAACGGATGGTACACATATGGTGGCGGTGAGGTGCCAAAAACATTCATGGGTCTATATCCCATCGCAGTATGTGCGGGAATGCCTGCTTCAACAATGGTGATGTCACGCAAATCGAACTTATGGTTCGGTACGAATGTACTCAACGATTGGAATAACATCTTGGTTGCCCCAATGCAACAATTCGGTGAGGACAATGTACGCTTCTCAGCGAAGTTTTTCGCGGGTTGTCAGTACGGCTTCGGTAGTGAAATCGCCGCTTATTCAACTTGGTTCTAAAATAACAATGGGGAGGGTAAAACCTCCCCTTAAATACTTGAAACACAATGAGTTGTAACCTTTCACGCGGGTTCCTGTTGGATTGCAACGAGGGGGTCGGAGGCATTAAGGACATCTATATCGGTAAGTGGTCAGATTTCGCCACTGGTATAGTTGAATCAGGTGGGTTAATCACCGATTTGCCCACCGCACAATTGTTCCCATATCAGGCCAACCGCAACACAGGCGGTGTAACCATCACACCGAACGCGAATCTTGAAAATGGTACGTTGTACTATACGCACACCGTTGAAATGACTCTCGGAAAACTTGACCCTGATAAGAAGGCCGAACTTGAGAACCTTGCCAAGACTCGCGTCGCGGTATTTGTTCGCTTGTTCGACGACCAAATCATGATGATAGGTCGCAACGATGGTTGTTTCTTGACTGCGGGTACTTTCGGAAGTGGTAAGGCAAGAGCCGACCTCAATGGATATCAAATTACATTGACCGCCGAAGAGCCGAATCAACCCGATTTTCTTGACCAATATGGCACCGAACCATTTGACAATTTCCCTGACATTAGCATTTGGTCGCCTGCTCCATAATATATTGAATTGATACCTTTGAAAGGGGGAGGAGGTAAACTCTTCCCCTTTTTTTTAACCGAAAAAATAAGTGTGATGATTTACTTGACCGCTAACACATCAAATCAAATCGTTCGTCTATCACTAGATGAGGCACGACAGTATTTTGCGATACCATTCACACACTATTTGTTCATATTGACTCACGAGGAAAACTCAACAACTGGTGTATCTTTAGCGCAAGTTGTGAATGTCGTGAGCGAATCTCAGCGCATAACAACGATGAGCATCACAACAGTGTCATTGACACTTTCGGGTCGATATCGATACGAGGTGTATGGTCAAAATTCGGCGGTCAATACCAATCCAAGCGACTTGTCGGTAGTTGGATTGTGTGAGGTCGGATTGTGTGTGATGACTGACGAGACTGCATACTATGACTTGCCGACTATAACTATCATTAACGACGTGATATATAATGGATAAAAGCAACCTTGTCAACTTAATGCTCAGTGACTACACGCCAGTGAGCGCGAGTGAAAAAACCGACCGAGGCGGTTATGTGCAATTTGGGGTCGACAACCTCTTCCCTCAATACTTGCGTTCACTTGCTGAGACCTCACCGATTCACGGGTCATTATGTATCTCAATCGGTGATATGATTGCAGGCAAAGGACTAGATGCGGGACAATATCAATCGCGTGTTGATGCCCTAGATACATATGATGTGTATTATGGTTGTTCGCACGACTTGAAAAAATACGGCGGTTTCTTTATTGAAGTGATTTATTCGGTTGACCGATTAAGCATTGCGAAGATAAATCACATACCATTTGAGGAGTGTAGAATGGCGATTGAGGGTGAGGACGAGTCAATCATCGGAGTATATCAATCGGATGATTGGTCAGCACCTAAAAAGAAAAAAAACAAGCCGACATTCATTCCCAAGTACAACCCACTAACATCAACGACCGAACCTCGTCAAATATACTGGTCGTTTTATTATACTAGCGGTCAAACATACCCTCGACCTGACTATTGGAGTGCGGTTAATTATATCGAACTATCGAAAAAAATCGGAATCTATCACGTCAACAACATTAGTAGTGGCCTGTTTCCATCGTTTATTGTTTCATTTTTTGGCGGTGCACCTGACCCCGACCAACAACGTGCAATGATGCGCGATTGGGAAAATAAGTTGAGCGGTGAGCGGAATGCGGGTAAGTTTATAATGACATTTAATGAACGTGATACACCAAAACCCGATATTACTGCATTCCCTATCTCGGACGCCGACAAGCAATATCAATTCTTGAGCGAAGCATCACGCACCGAGGTGCTCACTGGTCATCGTGTAACAACTCCGCTCATCTTCGGAATTCGTGCCGAGAGCGGTTTCGGGTCAAATAGCGACGAGATGAAAATCGGATTGCAGATATTCAACACACAAGTCATCGAACCCGCTCAACGTAAGTTGGCCAAGGCATTCACCGAGGTTCTTTCGTATGAGATGGAGGGTATCGAAATTAGTGTTATTCCAAATTCACCAATTGAACAACCTACCGCGAGCGTTGTTGCGCCAGTTACCGAGGCAACTCCAAGCGTTGAATCAAATATCGACGTCCCAGTTTTGGATGTGCCCGCAACCGACGTCGCACAAACCGCGATGAATGGAGCACAAATCTCATCAATGCTTGAAATCATCATTCAGTCGGCAACTGGTGTGCTCCCCGTGTCAACTGCAAAGGCGGTGATGGGTGCGTCGTTCCCAATGCTTACAACCGCTCAAATCGAGGATATCTTCTCAGGAATTAAAGAAGGTTCGGTTGACCCGAATGCGGTGGCAATGCAAGCGATACAACGCACAATGCATCATCTAAGCGGTAAGGTTCGTGACATCGATATGAGTGACGA